AATGAGAAGAATGCGTTGGGCAAAGGCCGCACATATGCTAGCTGCAACAATCCATGAAAAGGCAATTGAAATTGATGAGAATTATCAGGGAACTGTTGATGAATTAATCAAGAAGGCAATGGATCAAACCACTCTGGAGGAATACCAATGAGTGAAATGGCTAAGCCTTGTGCTAAATGTGGCAAATATTATCCCGGTGATTGTTTTAATGACGATGATGGTTGCAATGATGTTACTTGTGGCTGTGATGGTTGCATTGCATTGTCAAGATTTGGCGGGGATGATGAACAATGAGTGCCTTTAGTATGCAAGTTGCTTGCGGTTGTGGATTGAATGGCCCTATTGGAATGAACCAGTTGGCATTGTGGGATGGAGAGGACAGTCCAGCAGGATTTGTTGAAGGTCGCCGATACATTTGGCAATGCCCTAAATGTAATAATCAGATATGTGTTAATCTAAATCTTTTAGAAGAGGTCTAAATCCATGATGGCCTCTGAAGAAGTTGGCGTTTCCTTTCTTCATAATATCGTTCATACGCTTCGTAAGTATCAGTGGCTGCTTTTTTCAGTTGCTGTCCTCTTTTCTTGTAACCTTCCTTAGTGGTTTCGTAGTAATGCGTTCCAATGATTTGTACGTTGCGTCCAACATTGAAATAACCTGAGTCGTTTGGATCTCCTGAAAAGTAATGAATGTCTTCTTCGCCAAATTCTCCACCAGTAATGAAACCCACATAGTTCGATAATCCAGAGTCGGGATCTATTTCATTTGATATAATGGCCCCCGCCACTACTGCCGCCGTCACTCCTTGAGTTACTGGATGAGTTAGAACGGCTCGGACGCCCCATCCTGTGACACCAAAGGTTAGCTGAGGGTTCAAAAGAGCCGCGGTGCTCAATACCCCCCCTGAAGTCCTCAACGCATCCATGATTGGATCGTCGTCCTTTCTTGTATTAGCATACCATACCGCACTCCAAATGGTAAACAATTTGAAACCTTTACCCAAGGTTACATTTGATACCATGATATCACAACTGTTGAAGTTCGTATGAGTTCTTTAGTCGCATCATGTAAGGTAAATCTTCTTCCTTACCAACAATAACCTGAATAATAAACCGAGATGCTGGAGAAGCGATTACATCGCCAGCAATAAAAGCCGCAGCAGTTGGTATCAAGAATCTGTAGCAATGTAGAGTATCTTGAGCAAATGGTGAAGCACTAGAGAAGTCTTTAGTTTCAATCGTAGTTTGAATATCCCCTTGAAGTCCGAGGTTTGTATTCGATGCCATCATTCTCCATGTCCCCATAATAATCTGGTTAAAATCATCAGAGGTTCCAATCATTCCAGATAATGCATTATTGGTTTGTAAGTTATTAACTAGATCTGCAGGGTTTAGTAGTTTGACAGATACTATGTCCACAACTTGTAAGTTTGAAACTGGCGCACCGACCACAGTGGTCCTTAGATAAACTCCGGGGTCTTGCAATATTGCCGCTTGAGGGAACATAGTTAGATCATCAAGTGCTAGGTTCACGTCAATGGTAGTGTGAAAATATACTGCATTCAATAAACCTAATGAGAACCACCCATTAGAATTTGGAAAGGCTCCAGCGACAGTATCGAATACACCATCATATTCAGGGACCATTGCCTTTAGTTGTCTAGGCCCTGTAAGAGCTTTAGTTTTGGTTGATTCCTTGGCCATCTTATCTCATCCTCTTTGCTAACTTGTGTGCTTCCTTCTGTGCGCGCTTAAATCCATTCTTTTTCCAGCCGCCTGCTTTCTTCTGATACTTCTTGGCTACCTTCTTGAATGCCTTTCCGTACTTGATAGAGTATTCAGAAGCCTTTCGCTTGATCTTCTTCTCTATTGGTTTCCCTACCTTTTCAGAGATTGGTTTAGCGAGAGAGGTTTCAACACCTGCGGATTCCAAGAGTTCTTGGAGTAAAGCGCAAGTAGCGCAAGCCATATTATCATGCCTCTGCGGTAGATTGTATTGCTATGGCCATCCAGTCTTTTGTGGATAACTTGACTACTCTGCAACGGATTCTAGCAGTAACATACAATGCTTGAGTTCCTACCGCCGCGCCATCATTACCAGCAGTGAGGTAAAGAGTATCATTGACAACTAAGAAAGCCTCACTCAAAGAAGTAGGGCCGAAGTTATCAGGGTACAAATCATTATACATAGAAGTAACATTGTTTACGGTATCAATGTTCAAAGCACCCGAAGCACAAAGTGAATGATTGTTAGCCAGGACAAATTGAACACCTGGATTCAAGTCTACTAATTGCGTACTGACAGTTCCTGGTCCAGCAAGATAAGCAGATGCTTGCATTGAGAAGTCTGCACCTCTTTGGTAGATGAAGTCCACAGATTCTATTGCAATGGCTTGTCCTGTTGGGACATTCACATAAGCAGATAGATCTACAGTTGCTTGAACTCTAGTTCCGTTCACAGATGCTAGGGGTATATTCACAGTTTCAGTCAGGTAAAATGAGCCGGTCATTGATTTGGTCATACAACCCTCCCATCGCTGACGGTGTATAAAGTAAACCTACTTTCATTATTACACCAAAACCCCCTCGGATTCCTATCTTCTTTAGGGTGAGGCATACCGCTAACCCCCATCCCCTCCCCACCCACCCCTATGATTAGCCACCCCTCTTAGGAGTTTGGATAGATTTGGTCGGTAGGTATATACAATACTGATACTTCGGAAAGGTTGAGGGAGCGATATGAAAGTCCTAAAAACAATAAGTTTAGATGAACAAACAATGAAAATTAGCCATAAGATGAGAAACTTTAGCCAATGGGTAAGGATCTCTCTGAGACAATATGACCTTGGCGAGGATTTAGCGACAGAAACAATGAGAAGAATGCGTTGGGCAAAGGCCGCACATATGCTAGCTGCAACAATCCATGAAAAGGCAATTGAAATTGATGAGAATTATCAGGGAACTGTTGATGAATTAATCAAGAAGGCAATGGATCAA